TTAAAACGTTTGATCGATTTTAATCCGGAAATCTATGGCTTAATTTTCTGTCGTACTAAAAACGAAACGGCGAATGTTGACTCCTCCTGCTGGTGATCCAAATTCTGGTATAGCTGACCCACTGACTCCACCTCCTCCACCTCCTCCAGCACCCCCGCCCATTTCTACTGACTGAGCAGCCTCTTGTGCTGCTTCTATTTGTTCTCTCCAGTTTGGTCCAGCATTGGCTATTTGTGCCAATTCCCATTTGAATGCAGCTTCTTTGCGCATCCATTCCATGTTTTCACTAATCTTAGCATCACTAAATTCTAAGTAATGCCTTTGTGCAAAGATATTAGATATACCTTCGTTCTGAGACATATCAGAGAAATTCTTTTGTTTTAATTCTACCAATTGCTGTTGTCTTATGGCAAAATAATTTGAAGGTGGATTGAATTCAAAACTAAAATAAGACTCATGGAGCTTGTATTCTTGCCACCAACCTTTTATTTTTAAATGACTGATAAATGAATTTTTAATCCCGAGGGCAAATTGATTTTGTAAACGAACAATAAATTTAGCAAATCTAAGCTCTTCTTTGAGAATTTCTGCACCATCTTTAAAAGATTCATTAGGATTGAGACGGGAAATAGGAACTTTTAAACTCTTGTAAAGTTTTCCTACAAAATACATCAAATCGTCTAGCTTACCTAAATTATCCCCGCCTTGCAATACTTGAACGTCTGATCCATTTTCACCCGGCTTGCGAGCAAACCAATAACTATCTAACATGGACTGAGGATTATAGGAATTGCTGGCTGGTCCAGAAGAATTAACTCCTCCATCATAAACCTGTTTAGAATAATACTGTTGCATTAATCCTTTGATATAAGATTCGGCCTTTGCTGGAGGCATATTTCCTACATCAATGGTAAATTTAAGGCGTTCTGGGGCTCTTACTAGACGGTATATAATAATAGCATCTTCACATAAAGAGAGCATTTTATAAGCTCTTCTACAATTTTCTATAAAAGGAATGCGGATAGTGTGATCTTCGTTCCACAATCCAGAATGTATATAGGTAACTTGATTGGATTGTAGGGTTATAATTTGTTGTTGGAGGGTATTTGCCGGACTTTTATTAGCCTGATGATTAGAAAGTTGATGAGTGGGAGTTTGCTGAAGATTAATTGGCTTTTGAAATGTAAAATTTTCTATGACATTGTTTTGTATATTGTCATAAACCGGGTTAATTAATTCTCCTGGAACATTTAAAACTCCAATTATGCCATAATCGGTTTTATCTTTGTAGGTAATGTTTTCAAAAAAGACCTCACCCTCTACAAGCAATTGTCTACAATAACCCCATCCTTTGTGCTCTAAATCATAGACATTAATAAATTTTTCAAATTCTTTTTTTAATTCTATTTTTTCTTCTGAAGACAAATCACAAAAACTAGAAAAATTTAAATGTAATATTTGTTCATTTTCATCTTTAACAATGAACTCATCACAGATTTCATCCAAACAATCTGCCACCTCTGCAAATGAAGCCATTCTTCTATATTCTGAAATGCGCCTAACCTTATCTGTATCTATATTAGCATAGATATATTTGTGATAAGGGTTTTGAGTACCAAAAGAACCTTTAGTGCCATCACCGTACTCAGCTCTCATTGCCTCACCAGTGATTACAGATTGTTTAAGAAGACGAAATTCAGTTCTTTTAGACAATTTATCAAACAGTTCATACTTTGGATTGTTTGTATCTGTTTGTAAATCTGCTGAAACATATGGTAATCTTTGCAGAATGCTAGATATAAAATTCCGATTAGTGCTAGCGTTTCTGGTTGGAGTTACTGTAAGATCTGCCATATGGATAATGTAATTACAATAGTAGACGGTTTTTCAAGACTAACCTCTGATGTTAGAGCCTATTTGATAATAACCATCTGCCCTTCCGCCTTGTGAAAGATTCCAAGCTCCTTCTGTGAAGATAGCCGTTACAACAGAAGGTAAAATACCATCATACGGATCTAGATAATCTAAAACCAGATCCCAAGGTACCCAAAACATAGGTCCTTCTGCACTAGTTTTTTGTCCGTTGAGCATATACCAGAAACGGGCATTTGCAATGTATATTTGTGTAGCAAAATCACCTTTAACATTGGTGCGTGGAACAAAATAAATGATTTGACCCTCTTTGCCTTCGGGTAAAATATAAAAACCGGTACCCAAAACTAAAACTGATTTAGAGATATCCAAAAGTTCTGGCAATTCTCTGGAGCCGCCACCGGAATCTATAAAGGTTTTAAATACCAATGGCCCCGGTAAACCCAATTCTCCGTCACTATTGAAAGACCAAAGGTTATTAGAATTTTTATCTGGTGACAAGATTATTCCGTTTTTGCCAATTACTTGATTGGCACTAAATGATATATTGCTGGTGATTAACCCTGTTTCATCTAATGCAAATAAAGCAGAACTAATTTCATTTGACAAAGAACTTAAACCAATAAAATTAGAACTTAATTCTCCTATATTTGTGTTTGAAAGGGATAAAGAGGTTTTTAATAATTCTACGGAAGAACTCAAGAGCTGAACATCAGAAGAGGCAGCACTTAATAACTGAATGTTTGAACTATTAATTTGAACATCTGCACTTAAAGATAAACAATAAGAACTTAATGATAAAATATAAGAATTATTTGGATAATTTAAATCTAATAAATTTACTTGAGTTTGTAAGCTCTGTAAATCATTCTGTATGGAGCTTGTAAAGTCAGTTAAATTAATTTGTCCGGCGGATAAACTTTCTACATTGGCACTAAGTGCTAAAACAAAAGGATTGGTATTAGAGTTAAGATCTAAAGAATTCACCCAAGAACTAAGTTCTGCTACATAAGCATTGAGGTTTGTTGATTTATTATCTAAAAGATTAAAACTAAAAATTAATCCACCAGTTGTAGAAGATAATGATTCTGTTTGTAAAGACAAAGCACTTATAGAATCGTTTAAATTGGTTAAATCTGAATTAATAGAATCAACATTATTTTGTAAATTAGAAATTCCGTCTGTCAAAGAGCCTACTTGTGAGTTTAAAGAATTTATATCAGCTCCAAAAGTGGCATGTTCATTTAAATTTTGACCACTTAACACCAATAAAGATGTATTTGTAATGTTTATAGAAGGCGTAATGTATGAATTGGCATAAGAAACCACACTACTAAGTGATACCCTTGAGGTGGTACCACTATGATCCGCTAAAAAAGCATCAGAACCTAGTGGATTGTTTACTAATGGAAAATCTATTATCCTTTTTTGCATACTCTAATATATTTAGGTCCAAATTATTTGATTTGTAAAATTGTCTATAATTTGTTCTCCTACATTAGAGACAAGTTCTCCGGATTTATAGGGATTGGTTGCAAAAAATGCTGTATTAATCAGGATACCATCCACATAAGGTGGCTGTTCTAATGTCCAGCCACTCCAAGAACTAATAGGAGGTCTTCTACTGCCCACAGTCAACTTGCCATATCCACATTCATTTTCTGCTATGACATCAACATATCCCGAACCACCGGGAATTTGTGGAAAATAAAGTTTTAAATTTTGATCTGTTAAAACTTCAAAACTAGATAGCTTAACTGCAAAGAATGGAGGATGATCTGCAGATAGTTTTGAAAAATTGGCAAATGGATCATACAGCTGAACCCCTGACAACATATAAGGATTAGAAGCACTTAGATAAACATTTTTAATTTCAAAGAAATATTTTCCATATAAATCTATTTCAAATTGATTAATGTGATCTGTATGTTGTAAATCAACTGCAGTACCGCTCCAAAATGTGATATTATAAGGATAAACACTCTTGATTTTAGGTGTGGCTGATAGAGAAACTGTTTCTACGGATAAAGTTTCTAATACAGAGGTCTTAGAAACTGGCATAAAATCACTATCTATGTAGTAAATTTTTTTGACAACTTCTTCCATTCTCTTAAAGAGCCATCCCTTTATGACAAAAGAGGTGTCGGCTGTGAGCCTGAAAGATTGATTGGCTTGTAATTCTGTTGGATAACTGGTTTTTATATTTCCATCCCATAAAACTTCAGATCTTATTTCATGTTGTGTAGAAGAATCTTTTAAACCCGGAAATCTCCATGAAATAATAATATAGGGATCACAGTATGGAACAAAATTACTAATAATTTGATCCATGTGTTCTTGATACCTAGTCATAATTGACATGTTAACTGTTATATTAACGGGTACCGGTTGTGGAATATTTTTAATTAAACGGTCTGGAAAATCCGGAGTATTGTATGGTATACTGAATCCTTGATTTTTGTTGAAAACTCTGGACTTGTCTCTTGAGATACCACCTAGACTGACAGAAACAACCGGAGTTGTTATACCTCCGGGTCCAGGAGTATTCAGAGTATCAAACACTCTTTGCTTCGGTGCATATATAAAACGCACACTTTTATCACTATTGCTTATTAAATTACCCGATTTGTCATATCCTTTAACTATTATGTCATTAAAAGCAGCTGTAAACTGCTCTATCATGGTCATAATTTCTGCGTGGTAAGTATAAGATTTCATTAATACACTAACTATACTTACATAAATCTGTCTAAAAAGTATTTGGGTAAATGGGTTTTGTTAGATGTGATAGCTTTGACTGCTGCTCCGTCTAAAATATAGGTAACTGAATGGTCATCTTTTGATCTAGTACACCTGCCACTCATTTGAATTATAGAATCTAACATCATCATACTATAATATCGAGGATTTTTGTCAAAAATCTTCTTAATTCTTTTTGAACCCAATGGCAAATAAGGAGCTTTAATGATGATTTGAAATCTTCCAAGGTCACCATCCAGGCTAACCCCTGTGTCCAAAGACGGACTTACCAAGATGGTGTCTTCCTCTATTAAATTTTTATGTTGTGAAATAATGTCTTCATTGGAAGTACCAGTTTCTCTGAACAAAAATCTTTTATTTTTACCCAATTTCTTACGAACCATCTCTGTAATTTGATTGGTGTGGGTGTGAATAAGACCCTTCTCACCTTTATGTTCTTCACAAATTCGTGCAACCATATCTAACACACGAGGAAGGTTACTTTCTAAAGTTTTAAACGATAAACTATACTTGGTTGAACAATAAATGGGTGATTTTTTAGAATCAAAACTAGATTCAACGTCAACCACCTCATAATCATTCTTGCTTATGCCAAGGCTTTTAGCATATTCTTCGGGGTCACTTATAGTGGCAGACATTAAAACTATACGATCCCCTGCTTTAAACATTTTTTGAGCCAGGGGTTTAATGTTATAAGGAACAAAAGTTACTGATTTAGAATCTTTATTCTCTACTAAAAACTCGCACTCATGCCAATTATCTACTATATCCCATACTGAGTTGTATAAATTGTTTAGTTTACCAAATCGTTGTGCGGTTTTAAATTTAATGCCTTCTAAAACACTTCCCTTGTTATTCATTAAAGATAATTTGTGTTTGAGATCATTGCATTGAGTTTTTAATTGTAAGAATATGTCTTGTAACCAAGCATATGCTTCATCACTGTCGTCTGAAATAACTTTTTTAAAGGCAATTTCTTCTGCCATCAATTGTGAATAATTCAAAGTAATTGAATTTTGACCCACTAATTCTTTTTCAATTTCCTTTGCTTCATCACAAATAAGATATTGTCTGCGTTGGAGAAAAGGTGGTAGATTTAAAAACGCTCTATAATTCAAGACAGGGTCTTTAGATATTAATGAATTTTTGCGAGACTTATAATAAGGACACCTATCTGAATTAAAACATTCTTGTCTCAAATCTGGTGTAAAGAGGCAAGGAGCAAAATCTACTGTAAGGTTTTTGTCTACGTCACAATTGTAATTGTTTTGACCCTTCAATGCCAATTGTCCGGGAAATAAATCTAAATACTGATTCTGAAGAGAACGCGTAATTGTTAATATAAAAGCTCCAAAAGTTGACTTGCTGTCAAAGGTTTCAGCGTGAATAGAAGTACCATTTTTGTCTTTTTTAAAGGCTTCATAAGATTCTAATAGGCTCTTTCTTTGTTCATCTATAGCAAGTGATGAACGGGCTATTGCTGAAGCTACGTGGGACTTACCCGAACCTGTGGGTAATCGAGCTATAACATATTTTTTGCCGGATTCAAAAATTTTTCTTATTTGTTTCAGCGCATAAACTTGTTGGTCTCTGGGTGTTTCTCCTTCTGAACTAGGAAAATAATCAAGGAAGTTTGGAATGTTTGTTTTCAATCTTCTTAAGGATATCAAAATTTAATACTTTATGCACGCAAGAACATGGAAAATATGTAAGATTTTGTAGATCTTTGCCTGTATAACCCCTATCATGACATTTTTTACAGGATTTGGGTAATTTAAGAAGAGGTAGATGACCATCTGCTAGTAATTCTGTATCTGAATCTGGAAGATCATAAAAAGTTCCAGAAAATACACTAAACACTGGAAAGGATTTAATTGTTTGCATTAATGGTTAATATAGTATCCCAATATTTGTTACCAGACACCTTAGAGGGATATATTTTTAAATAATTTTCCATGTCTGGCGCCAATTTACTCAGAGTTTTTATTCTATAGTCAAAATATAAAAGACCTTCTTCATAATGAGCCTCTGTGTCATAAGGTATTGGTATTTCAACCTTATCTTTTTCTTTTTTGTTAGAATTTAAAACAAAAGTTAAATAAAAATTCTTTTGGTAAAAAAGTAATAATTTTCCAGACTTAAAAACTTTGTCATTAATTTCTAAAGAAATATTTTTTTGTAACAAAAATTTACAAATATCTTCTAGTTGTGTGTTATTAATATTCATTATTGATCCATGAAAGTTGCTTTTTGAGAAACTGTCATTTTAGATATAGTTGTGGAAAAATATTCCCAAAATTCAGATGGAGGATTGGATGGCAGTACTCTAACAACTTCTGTGGCATCTGCTGGTATAGACCTCCAATCTTGCATAAACAAATCATACACTACAAGTAAATTATAAGCACTAGCGGAGTATGAAGGAGCTGCAGTTGGTGGTTTAAAATTAAAAATAGATCTTCCTAAATCTGTATCTAAAATAGCAGTACATAAAGAAGCCATCATTCTTCTTGTGGGCGGCCGATTACTTCGTGGATTTCTTCTAGTAAATCTTAATTCCACCACATTACTTGCTAACAATTGTGATAAGCCAGAATAGGATAAATTCACTTTAAGTTTGTTTTTGAGAACAAATACCGAAAATACGATCTTCGTTTAAAAAGGCTATATTTTTTAATCCGTTCAAATTAGCTACTTGTAATCCTCTGTCATTAGGAAATACTACGTCATTTCCTTCTTTAACTAGTTTACATTCTGGTCCAGCTTTAATAACCTTGGCTACTCTCCATGTATGCTGAACAGCTGCCAGTGGAATCCATATACTTCCTCTCTTAACTTCTGTGCCTTCTTCATTAATGTCTGCATACTGAACCATTAAGATGTTATCTAACACCTTGTCTAAATACCAATCTTCTAATTCAAAGTCATTACCTTGATAATGTTCCATTTGAATTTTTCCACCAATGCGATCTTCTAAATTTGTGGGTCTGTCAATCATGTTTTTATTTAAATGAATTTTTCAAATAATCAAGTGTTTGATTATACATTTGTATTTCTCTTTGAGATAATTCTAAATTTTTAGCTAAACAACTTTCATCATCTTGTGAAGAAGATTTTTCTTTATTTTCCTTTTTAATATAAAAAATTCTCTTGCTGGTCTTTGGTAAGACTGTTTTATAAAATTTGCCGGCAATAAAATTATCTGAACTAAAAGATTTATTTTTAATCCATCTGTTGAATGTAGCATTTACTATATTAGCAGCATTTAAATCTAACATAGACAACCATCTATTTGTGATAAAAATAGATGGTGTACTTTGTAAAAGAGGTTCTTTGGTTGGTTTTTTTAAAATCCAATCCAAATAAACAAACAAGTCATCGTTAAATTTTTTCTTAACCATTAAATTACTTTGGTTGTGGCAATGAAACAATCATGAAGAATATCATAAAAAGTTTCTTCAATTATACTAGCCAATTCATTCACTTTTTCGTCTGTCAAATACAATGAAAAAGCAAAACTAGGTGCTCTGGATCCAGCTGAAATATTAATGCCAATATGACCCAAAGCAATACCGTCTGTTACCTTAGTAATACTGACACTGGCTTTGCCAAATTCTTCTCGATTATTTTCGCCCATGCCTTTCTTGCGCATCATTAGATCATCACCATCGACATAGAAATCATAAAGTCCAAATTGATCTGTTTTAAAATGATTAGCAATTTCTCTCATAAACAATCTTTGAAAGAATACTGCTCCGGCTGGATTCATATTAGGAATCTCCCAACAAATACTCAA